GTCGTCGGCCTCTTCGAGCTCCTCCTCGGGTTCTTCCTCGGGCTCCTCGTCCTGCTCTTCGTCGTCCTCTTCCTCTTCCTGTTCTTCCTGTTCCGGCTCCTCGGGCTCGGTGACGGCGGCTGTGACCTCTTCGGCTTCGGCCTCGGGCTGCTCGTCCTTGTCCACGATCTCGTCCCAGGCCTGCATGATCTGGGCGGTGACTTCATCTGAGTTCAAGCTGCCTCCTCGGTCTCACGCAGGATCGTCTCCAACCTCGCCTCGGCGTTGCTGGGAATGGCAAGCACGTACTCGGCACCCTTGAGGAAGCCGCGAATGAAGGCTTGGCGCTCCAGGTCGATCCCGTGACCGCCGAGCATCTTGGCCCAGACCTCGCTTTGGAACTTCAGCCGGCGATCCTCGACCACAGCTTCGAGCACGCGCCACGACGGATGCTGAGCCAGTGCTGTGAGCTCGCCTCGGCGAACAACCAGATCGCGGCGCTCCTGTTCGCTGAGCCTACGTGGGCGCATTGGCCGCTCCACCCCTCTGCGCCATCATCCGCTGCATCGCGGCCTCGGGCGACATGGTCTGCACGTTGGACGGCGACATCGGACCCGCCGCCGCCGGCACGTTGGTGACGCCGTTGGTCTGCTGCGGCTGCTGCGACTGCTGCTGCGGCGCAGCCCCGGGCGGCGGTGTCGCCGCCGCGTTGGCCGCTGCCACCTGCGCCGGCATGAAGAAGCGCTCCTTGTCGGCGACGTCGTAGGCGTCCAGCACCTTCTCCATGAACGCTCTCATGTTCAGCGCGGCCCCGGTCTGAGCCATCACAGGCGCGAGCTGGCCGGCCATCGTCATCAGCGACTGCGCCTCAGCTCTGCGCTCCTGGCGCACAAGCGAGTCTGCGGTCACGTCGATCATGACGTCGAAGTCGCCCTGGATCTCCAAGGGGCTGATCGTGCGGAAGGCTTCGCCGCCGCGACGTCCGACGATCGCGATCACTCTTTCGTCTCTGAGGAACTGCTGGTAGAGCAGCAGGAAGTTCTTGCCGAGCTTGGCGTAGGCCCACAGGTACTGCTGCTTGCGGGCCTGGATCAGCCGCTGGGCGATCGTGGTGATGATCGAGACGCCGGTCGCCGTCTGCTGGTCGATCGTGGTGGAGTCCGCACCGGAGGCGTACGGCAGCCCGCCCATGATGTTCTGCAAGTCGCCTTTCAACATCGTCTCGGCCTGCAAGGTGATGTTGGCGACGGTCGGGTCGATCTTCAACGTGTCGACCTGGCCGGGGTCCTCCACGAACCACTGGGCGTTCGGTGCCCACTCGAACGCCTCGGGGTCATCGACGTCGGAGCGGATCAGCGTGATCAGGTTGGCGAGCATCCTGACGACGTCGAGCCGCTGGTTCTGCAACGTCCACAGCATCTCTTGGAGCTGGGCGAGCGCCTCCACGACGCTGAGCCCGGGGATCTGGAAGGCGTCGGGCATCGAGGCGCAGACGGTGAACGGCATGCGCCCGTTCCACAGCGGGTTGCGCTTGTCATCGAGCAGCACGGTGCGGTCGCCGACGCAGATCTTGCGCTCCGGCGTCCAGTACTCCAGCACCTCGTGCAGGTCCTGGGTGCGGTCGATGTTGCGCAGCTTCATCTCGCGCTTGGTGATCTGCGAGAGCGCCTCGTGGCTTGAGGTCTCGGCGAGCTTGTCGACGTTGGAGACGTAGCCCATGCGCTGCATGCGCCGCAGGTTGGCCGTCGTCTCCCAGGTGCGGTGGATGAGGTACTCGGCCTTCTTCACGTTCGGGGCTTGACTGGGCCAGAAGAAATCCCTGACGTCGACCACCTCGACGCAGGCGTCGTCGGCGACGAGCACACCCTTGTCGCGCTCCTCCCGGTGGGAGAGCATCGTGTCCACGATCTCGCCGTAGGCGTTCTCGATGCCCAGGTACTCGGGCACGAGACGAGTGACGTCGCGCTTCTCGCGATGCCAGTAGTCCTTGAGCACCGAGATGCCGGCGATCAGGTCCTGCTGCATGAAGTCGCGCTGGTGAAGCGCGAACTCGGCGCGGTCGAGCGCGTACTGCAGCGTGTCGCCCACGGCCTCGATGGCAAGGATGCGGGTGAGCACGTCCTCGATCGGCTCGTCGGGCTTGGGCCGTGGCTGCACGTTGAAGCTGGGGTGGGGCTCCAGCATGGTGGCGAGCATGCCCTCGCAGGTCTGAAGGACATACGGCGTCGTAACATTGGAATGCCAGTCCTCCTCCTCGCTGGTGCGGAAGGTGTCTTTGCCGCCGCCGGAGCTGCCACTGTCGGTGAGCCCGCGGTAGGAGAGGTAGCGGCGCTCGACCTTCTCCACGAAGGCGTCGTGGTAGCGGCGCTCGCAGTCCTCGACGGCCTTGACGACGAGCTTGACCGCGCCGTTCAGTTTGGAGCCGTCGTAGAGGTCGGTCTCGGCCACTAGTAGCCGCCGCCTCCTCCACCGCCCGCGCCTGCGAGGCCGGCGTTGGCGCTCGCGCCGCCCTGCAGCGCGCGCGTCAGGCTGGTCAGGTCACCAGCCTGCGCCGACTCCTGGTTGGAGGCGATCAGCTTGATCACGTTCTGCAGGCACTGCGCGGCGATGGCGCGGTCCGCGTGGTCGGGGTCGAGCTGGATGAAGGCCTGCAGCGCCTCCTGGGCGACCTCCAGTGCTTCCAGCGAGTTCGAGAAGCTCTCGCCGCCCTCTTCCGCTGCGCCCTGGGCGGGCGGTGCTGCGGGTGCGCCGCCGCCACCGCCGAGCGCACTCGCGAAGTCCATCGTGCTCATGCCACTCTCCTTCTCTCCCACGCATAGCGGTGGGGCTTGGCTCTGGAAGCTGTGCGCTTCACACGCTTCTCGTGGGTGCCGAACTGGCGGTACATCTCCAGCGCGATCCCGAACGCCATCACGCGATCGTCGTTGGAGCCGTCCTGGGCTCGCGGACTGGGCAGCGTCTTCTGCCGCACGAAGGTGCGGCACTCCATGACCAGTGCCGGCGGCAGCGCCGGAATGGTGCGCTCGCGGATCGCCTGCTCGATCTGGTTGATGACGAGCGGCCTCGTCTTCGAGTTCATGGGGAAGCCGTAGTTCTTCAGCCGGTGCATGTCGACGCGGTCGGCGATCGAGTGCACGTACAGCTTCGGGTAGTGCGGCCGGCCTTTGCGCCCGTCCCTCAGACTGATGATCACCGGGTCGCCGAAGCCGCCGCCAACCTCGACGGCGATGCGCGCGTTGCCGTACCAGCGGCCCAGGTAGTGGAGCTGCTCGGCGTATTCGTCGGCGTCGCATTTGGCGTGGAACTCGGCGACGATCGCCATCGAAGTGAGGTCGATGACGTAGGCGGCTGAGTAGTCGAAGCCTCTGCCGGTGGCGACGTCCGCGCCGATCGCGTAGCTCTTCTCGGCCTTCGGCTTCTCGTACACCCAGATCCAGGCCTTGTCGGCCCAGTGCAGCTTCGCCTTCGAGCCCTGCTCGTTGGCGTGGAAGCGCATCCGCCCCAGCGGTTCGAGCGGCGCGTCGGCGTACCAGGCGAGCGCCTCCAGGTCGAACCAGCAGTCCCCGGTGAGGATGAACGCCTCCTCGGGGTTGCGCGGGAACTGCTCGGCGCGGTCGGCCGGCGGCAGCGCGCGGGCGTTACGGACGTACCATTCTTCGTCACGGTCGGGGTGGCGATCCCAGCCCAGAAACTGGCGCTCGATGCCGTACTCCTCGGCGTTCACCCACAAGTGGTGGAAGAAGTTGCCTTCGCCGGTCTGCTCGTTGGAGACGCCGTTGGCGGTGGAGATGGCGACGATCTGTCCGCCGTTGTCGGCGGTGGCGAACAGCGCCTTCCACGAGTCGCGCGCGTACTCGTGCCTCGCGAACTCGTCGGGGATCACGATCGTGGCCGTCTCGCCGTGACCAGCTCGGCGGGTGGAAGGCAGGCCGATGATCGTGGAGATGCGGCCGTCGGGGAAGGTGAGCTCGATCAGCGTCGAGGGGCGCGCGTCGCGCGTCGGCTTGGTCACCTCGGCCTCGAAGCGCAGATGCTCGGGCAAGCTCTGGAACATGTCGAAGAGGCGGTTGACCACCTTGATCGCCTCGTCCTCGTTGATCGAGACGATCAGCGCGCGCGTCCCCGGCTTGGTCAAGAGCTTCCACAGCGCGTAGCCGGCTGCCAGCCAGGTGATGCCGATCTGCCGTGCCTTGAGCACGAGGTTGAGCGGGTTGCCAATCCAGACGTCGAGCACCTCGCGCTGCCAGTACCAACCGGCCTCGGGATCGTTGAGCGTGAAGGTGAAACGCTCGCCCGTCTTAGCGTCGATGCACTGCACATGGTCGAGCAGGCCGGCCGGATGCTGGAGCGCGGCGGCGCGTTCGTTCAGCCGCTTGGCGTACTCCTTGAGGACGGCCTCTTCGGAGGGCGTCAGCGCGGTCTCGGTCGTTGTCAAACGAGAAACCTCCTGAGGCCTTTTGTAAAAATTTCAAACGGCTTGGTTGAGCCAAGGCCCGAAATGTGCGTGCAGGGATTTTGCGCGCTTAGCCGTTGTCCGCTGGGAAACCATTCCGCGGATTTCGATAAACTATGCAGTGCAATGGTCAGAACCACCCACAAAGGAGCAACCATGACTGACGTAACTGAGACCTTTGTCATCCAACGTGAAGAGCACGAAGCCTGGGTGCGCATGGCAAGCGAGCTGCACTCGATCGGCTTCGACCTCAACAGCGTGGACGTGATTACGTTCGAGCCCGCTCGCGAGCTCATGTGCAAGTGGGCGCTCGCCTACGCTCGTGGACACGAAGCCGGCGTCTTCACGACGGTCGCCAAATGAGCGCCCTCGACCAAGCAGTCCAGCTCGCCTGGGAAGCGTGGGGCAGCGATGCCCGCTACACCGCCTGCGGCGGCTGCGGCCTCTTCCTCTACTGCCGCAAGCGCGGCAGGAGCAAGTGGCTGTGCCTGGACTGCTGGGATCAGCGATGAGCATCGAAGGAGACGACATGGAAAAGAAGGAGAAGACGATCTACCTCGTCAGTCCCGAGAACGCGGGCAACACGGCTCTGGTCTGGACGTGCCAATGCGGGACGCACCGCGTCAACTTCCCCTACGTCAGTTGCCACAAATGCGGCGACGAAGCGCCGTCACGCGAGGTGCGTGACTCGGGCGGGAAGGTCTACTAGGGGCGGCAAGTCCACGGCGACCAGTCGAAGCCGGACGCGGCGAAGTAGCGGTAGGCAGAGATGGCCTGCGCCCATGCGTTCCATGCGTGGCCGTAGCGGGCGCGGGCCATGTTGCCCATTTGGAAAATTCCGAGATATTCGCCGTTCCTGGCCCAGATCGAGTAGCGGCTCTCGCACCAGGCGACGCGGAGCGCTTGGCTCGCGTACGGGCCGAAGACGTATCGGATGGCTTCCACGACCTGCGCGCTGGCGCGGTCATGGTGCAGGCCGGTGGCCTTGGGTGTTGCGACGAGGAGGGACAGGGACACGGCGGCGGTGACGAGCACCTTCACGCTTGTCCTCCTGTTGGCTTACGCTACGCCGCAGTGAGTGATCCGAAGCGGATCAGCTTTTGCCACATGCGCCCCGACGAGAACGACGAGCGCGAGGCAGCCGAGCAGATGTGTGAGGACTGCTTCATCCGCTGGCTCAACGGCGAGCCGTTCGTCGGCTGCGATCTCTGCCCACCGCCGAAGCGAGAGCAGAAATGACCCCAGCGGAGTCGAACCCCAGAAAGAATCCGGTAACGATCGTGCTGTGTGATGACTGGACGGGCCTTTACGTCAACGGGCGTCTCGCGGTAGAGAACCACTTTTTACGCCCACGCGACGTTCTCGAAGCCCTCGGTTTTTCGTATGTCGTGATCTCAGCAGACCCGAATTGGCTTGAGGCTAGCGGCAGTCTGCCCGAGCGGCTGGAAGACGTAGAGAGGGACAAGTGTTAGAGGACTCGAACCCCAGTACGACTCCGCATGAGCACCACTGGCGCATGACGCTGCACATGGACGGCTGCCACTGGTACGCAAGCACGTTTGTCTGCGAGTGCGGAGCCCAGCGGGAGACGTGGGATGAGCGAGACATCAAAAGCGACCCGTACTCGATGGTGTGGATGGACGACGGGTGTGGCGACGATCCGTGTGTGCGCTGCGAAGAACTAATTGCGGGTGATGAGCCGGTGCATCGCGTGACCGGAGATCCGAAGCCGTGACGCTTCCGGAGTCGAACCCCAGTAAACGGCCGCTAACGGGTCTTACGGTGCTGTGGATCGACACAGGTTTGGCAATCCATCTACCGCAGACGCCGAAGATCGCAGGCCGTAAAACCGCCCGGTCAATCCACGGATACTTCGGTGAAGTTGTCACGCGCGAGCAAGCACTAGCTAGTGATCGGGTTGCATGCCCGCGGTGCTTCCCGCACGGGTGGAAAGTCACATGACCGAGCGCACCAGTACGGGTCTTACGGCACGATTTTCGAGGATGCCGCCTATTACCTGCGTGGATATCAGCGTGCCCTTTCCGCGCACCACGACATAGCGACGCTGAGCGACGATGTGATCCGCGAGTACGACTTCCGCGAGTGCCCCGTCTGTCGTCGCGCCCGAGGTGAGTCGTGACGGAGTCGAACCCCAGTAAATGGCCGAAGGGCCAAGTCATCTCGGCCGCTGAGATCGTCGCGGCGATTCGCAATCTTGGCCCGATTCGAAAACGGCGCTAGGCGCGACGGGGCACGCGCGAGCGCGGGACGTAGCCGACCGGGCGGGGACGAGGCACAGCGCCGGCGGGCAGCGTCGGGTTGACTAGGCCGAACTCGCCGTGCGCGTAGTTCCATGGCAGCACCGCACCCTGCCCGTAGCCCCAGCCGCTCGAACCCCAGCTCGGCACGGCCGGCTTCATGAACCGCGTCGCCGGAGGGACGGTGAACCAGAGCTGCGGCGACGGCTGTGGTCGGTTGGCTGGCGTCAGCCATCCGGGCGGCAGCGGCCACGGGTTCAGCCGTGGGTCGAAGCGCGGGTCGTACGGCATCTACTTTTTCTTCTTCGCCGTCTTCTTCTTCGGCGCGATCTTGCCGCCGTACTTCTTGTCCCACTTGGCGGCGATCTGCGGGTGGCGGGCGTGCATGTAGCGGCGCTGCTTCTCGGACTTGTAAGGCATCTCTTCTCCTAGAGCGCGTTGAACGAGAGCGAGTTCGACTCCTGGGTGCCGTTTCTGACCGAGATCAGGTAGACACCCGCCGCGCTGATCGGGGCGACCCCGTTCATCTCGGTGGCCGACACATAGGTCTGCGTTGTCACCGGGTTGGAGTCGGCGAGGATCTGCGAGCTGGGCGTGAAACCCGTGCCGTGCACCGTGATCAGGGCGTCCCAGTTACCGGACGAGTCGGGCACCAGCGAGCTGAGCACGGGGGCCACGGGCACCTCCTGCGGCGGCGGCGTCTCCTCGGCCCCGATGAAGGCGATCGGCGTGTCGGTCGAGTCGTAGACGACGATCTTGCGCCAGGTAGAGGCGGCGTAGTCCTGCATCGCGTCGTACATCGCGCAGGCGATCGTGACCGCTGAGATGTTGTCGTAGGAGCCGCCGACGTAGGTCTTCTTCGTGCCGTCCTCGTTGACGGTGTAGACGGTGAAAGGATGGGTGGCGGCGGCGGGCGCGGGTTCGCTCATGCCACATCGATCCCGAAGAGGAAGATCAGGATCAGCGTGGCGGCGATCACGGCCAGGATGATCTCCTGTTTAGAGAGCGTCATCTTTCCCTCCAAAACGAACGGCCCCCGAAGGGGCCGCTCGCGGTCAGAACCCCAACGGTGAGCGCGGAGCCCCCAGAGGGTTCGTGAACGAGCCTAGCACTTGTCGAGCAAACACCCGCCCGGGCCTTTACACTGCGAGCTGGTCGGAACCGCCCACGGGATCTTTCAACCAGCCACCTGGGAGGACCAACATGGCAGAAGTGACGCTCCCCTCCAAGGAGATGGAGGAGCTCCACCGTCGTTTCAAGAAAGGCTATTCGCTGCAGCAGACGTCGAGGTCGAGCAGCCATTTCGGCGTGCTCGACCCGGAGGGCGAGGTGGTGCGCACCGCGAACGGCCGGCCGCTGCGCATCGCCTCCTCGCCCAGCGACGAGAACGCCCACCACAAGGCCGAGCGCGAGCTGACACGTGCGGGCGTCCTGCGTGAGCAGGAGGTGAAGGAGCGCAAGCCCGCCGACCCGCAGGCGAAGACAAAGACAGCGGCGGCGCGCAAAGCCTCGGCCGAGCTACAGCGGCAGCGCGCCGCCCAGGCCAAGGAGCTGCAGCAGCGGCTGGAGCAAGCGCTGGCCTCAGTTGGCGGCTTCGACAACTACGGCAACCTGGCAGACATCGCCGAGGTGGGGTCGATGATCGCGCGTGAGGACGGCGAGCCGATGCTCACCCCGGATCTGATGGGCCACTCGATCCGCCGTGTCAAGGCGGGCAACCCGATCGAGGATCGAGCTCGTGGGGTGTGGGTGGAGTTCGCCGAGCGACTGGAGGCAGCCGACACGCCGTCCAGCGAGTACTTCGCGCTGGTGCGCAAAGCCAAGAACATCCCCGAGCCCGACTCGCTGCTGCCGCAGCAACTGCAGATGCCGTCCGGCGAATGGCCGTTTGTCACCCAGCTCATCCCATTGAACAAATGCTTTGTCGACCACAGCTATCAGCGGCCGGGGCAGTGGCCGTGGATCCGGGAGCATTCCATCCGTTTCGACCCGACACTGGTGGGCGCGATCGACGTCTCCGACCGCGGCGGACGCTACGCGATCATGGACGGTCAGCAGCGCGGCGAGCTGATGCGCATGGTCGGCAAGTCGACTTGTTGGGCTGCCGTCTACCAGGGACTGGACGTGCAAGCCGAAGCCTGGTTTTTCATCCACAAAAACAGGGATCGCAAAAACATCATGTCCATGCACCTGTTCAAAGCCAGGATCACAGGCGACGACCCCGACGCCGTCGCCATCTCCAAGATCGTTTCCAAGCGCGGCTACAGGCTGTCGCTGGCGGCTGCCGGCAGCGTGGTGCGAGGAGGCACCGACGAGCGCAACATCGCCTCGGTGACCGCGCTGGAGCTCGCCTACAAGCTCGGCACGCTCGACCAGACCTTGGCGGTGATGAGCCAGACCACGCTGGGGCTCAGGCAGGGCAACTCGTCGCAGATGATCTCCGGCCTCGCGCTGCTCTACGAGGCGTTCCCGCACCTCGACCAGCCGACGCTGGAGAACGTGCTGCGCTCGCGCACCCCGGAGTGGCTGATCCAGAAGTCGGCTGAGACGATGCCGTCCTCGGGCGGCGGCAACACGCGCGCGCGCATGATGCGCATGGCGCTGATGGGCGAGTACAACCGTCTGGCCGGCCGTTCGATCGCCAAGTTGAGGCTGACATGACGCGCCGCGAGGGCATCGGCATCGAGGTGTCCTGGGAGGCTCCACCTGACGACAAGTTGAGGCCTCCGCGTGTCTACCACGAAGCGCTTGCCAAGGTGAAAGCAAGACCGGGGAGCTGGGCGCGCATCCGCGTCGCCCAAGCCTCCACCGTCTACGACGGTCGCAGACGTCTTGAGGCGACGGCCGGTGCGACCGACGAGCGCTGGGAGTTCCTCAACAAGAAACTCGACGGCAGCGACACCTACGGCTTGTTCGCCCGCTACCGCACGCCCGAACAGATGGAGGCGGCGCAGAGAAAGAGACGTTGATGCCGCGCAAAGACCGGGAACGCAGACTTGCCTACCAGCGGGAATGGTACGCCGTCCACCATGAACAAGTGATTGCCAAGGTGGCCCACCGCAAGCGGACGCTTTACGGCGGTGTCTGCTGCAACTGCGGTGGGCCCACAATGGGCGACACGAAAGGCAAAACCCACCAGTGGTGCGGCAAGCCGGAATGCGCCTCGGCGCAACGCAGAGCTCGTGTCAACGACGAGCTGCGAGGCTGGGCCGACCCGTGAGCGACGACATCGGAGAGGCGCTCGCCGTACTCCGCGCCGCCGACCAGCAAGTCGCAGCAGCCATGCAGGACAACCAACAAGCCGAGAAGACGTTTCTGCGTGAACGCACAGTCGAGGCGCAACGGCGGCTGGTGCGCAGCACCCGAGCACTTGAAGCGGCCGGCCAAAGACTGGAGGCGGCTCACGCAGCGCTCGAAAAGCTGATCGAAGAGAACCAGTGAGCTCGCCCCACCACCCCGGCTCACCGGCAGCAGGGTGCCGTGCAAGAGGGCGAAGCGATGGGGCGAGGGCGACACTATATGTCTTTATGTCCATTTGCGAGCGAGGCCACAAGCTCAGGTGCGATCGGCACCCACAGGATCACCAGCTCGCCCGCGCCCTTCGGGACCGTCTCGATGAACGAGCCGTCCGGTGCCGACTCCAGCAGAAGCTGCGCCTCCTCTGCGTCGAGGCACTCGAAAAGCCACATGGGCCGCGAAGACATCGGAGCTCGGCGACAAGGTAGCTAACGTCGCACCCACCAGGCAGCAAACAAAAGCAGCGCCAGCAGCAGCACCAGCCACAGGTTCGCGTCTACAGCGAACCCACCTCGCCCGCCAGAAACTCCCTATATCTCCACCGCGCATACAACTCGGCCCTGTCGATCGCGTCCGCAAGGCTTTTCGAAGACAGCGTCGCTTGCGGAGAAGCCTGCCCGTGATGCAGCTCGGCCATGAACACCGCGTCCGCCACATAGGCCTCCAGCGACGACGAAGCGACGGCGGCGACCTTCTCTACGACGGCAGGCTCCGAGCTTCGATCTCGAGCTGGCAGGTCAGCCACAGCCAGTTGGGCGCGCTTACGCTCACGATAGGCCCGCTGCCGCTCCGCATTAGACGCATAGCGCTGCCCAGGCATGCCCAACACCTCCCCTAAGAAGAACAGGCCCCGCGGCGTGCCGAACAGGCCCCGCCGGCCAGCCGACCAGAAGGCCCCGGTGGGCGCGAGCCAGCCCCCTGAAACTCACGGGCTCAGCCGGCGTGGGGTCGAATAGGAGGTCCCGCGCCGCGCGAGCTGGCCGCGGGGGTGGGGGTGCTCGCGCCGGCCGGCCGCGCGCCACTCCGCTCTTTGCGGTCGCGCGTTCAGCCGCTCTTTGCGAGCTCGCACCGGCCGCACTGTGCGCACTCCGTCACAGTTGTGAGGGAACTGCAGCGCGCCGCTAAGCCGCATG